TCTTTGACGCACCTCTGCTCACAGCTGCAGCTGTTGAAGCTCTCATTCCCGTCACTTGACACTTGTCTCGTAACACCCATATCACAGGCGGCGGTTCATTGTGGACCGCCGTTTGCTATGGGTTTCATTTTTGTTATAGGAGTTACTAATTATGGAAATAAAAAACGTTATGGGCGCGCAGGATGTATGGACTATGGTGTCCCTCCTGCAGAAGATTGATATTGTCGGTCTGATCGACAGTATGACAGAAGATGACAAGAAGGTATTCAGCTATCAGCCGCCTATGAAGATGAATGGCGGAAAGCTGGTACCGAAGACTTTGAAAGAATACACCGAAGGCGAGCGCAGGGCGCTGGATAAGTACAACATCAACCAGTATTCCTTCGCTATGAAGGCCATCGGTTTTCTCGTACAGAACATAGATAAATGCAAGGACGATGTTAACAAGATCCTTGCTTCAGCATGTGGCGTGGAACCTGACGAGATCGCCAACATGCAGGACGGTGTGGAATATATCAGACTCCTTCGAGATTTCCTTACAAGGGAGACAACGAGGGATTTTTTCTCGGAAGCATGGTCATTGCTCAGTGGAATGACGCCCAGCTTGGGGAATGCTTTAGGAGATATCAAGACCCCGGGCGAGTCTTCCAAGTAAAACTTGACCTCGGAGGCTTTTGCGACTTCACGCTCTGGTTATCACGCGACATGATGCTGATCCAGGGCATGAAGGACGCTCTTTTTAATTTGCTATTGAATAGAGGTAAAGAAGATGGCTGACGACATCAAGAAAGTAGGCATACAGTTTACTGCAGAAGGTGCAGTAGATTTCCAGAAGAGCTTGCAGAGCGTTTCACAAGCGTCGAAGTCTGCTTATACGGATCTCAAGCTCGCGCAGAGCCAGTATGATTCCAACACGTCAGCTGTTCAGAAGCTGACAGACAGCCAGAAGTATCTCGCATCTCAGACAGAGGCTTATTCGAGTAAGGTTCAGATCCTGACTCAGCAGCTCGAAGAGATGAAGAAAGACGAGAACACGAGCCAGGAAGCAATAGCAAAGAAGGAAGACGAACTTAAGAAGGCCCAGACGAAGCTCAATCAGTATGAAGCTTCCTTGAAAGAGGTCAACGCTGCCTTGAAGTCCGGTTCTGCTGCTATGAAGGAACTCGGCGAGGCAGTCACTAAGGTCGGCGACAACATGCAGAAGGCCGGCACTGCGATGAGCAAGTATGTCACTGCTCCAATCGTAGCCGGTGCAGCTGCTTCCGTTAAGGCATGGAAAGACGTTGATGCTGCGTATGATACCATCATCAAGAAGACAGGCGCCACAGGCGAAGCAGCTCTGGAGCTGCAGGGCATCTGTGAAGACCTGGCTACTTCCATTCCCACTTCGTTTGAAGAAGCAGCCGATGCTGTCGGCGAAGTAAATACAAGATTTGATGTCACCGGAGATAAGCTGCAGGAGCTCTCCGGTGATTTTATTAAATTCGCGCAAGTAAACGGTACATCTGTATCGACTTCAATAGATAAAGTACAGTCTGCCATGACTGCCTTTGGCCTGTCTGCAGACGACGCGGGAAAATTCCTTGATACTTTGACTGCAGCATCTCAGAGCACCGGTGTCTCCGTAGACCAGTTAGCTTCTGACATGATGAGCAACTCTGCAGCACTTAAGGAGATGGGTTATTCCGCTTCCGATGCTGCTCTGTTCCTGGCTAACCTGAACAAGAGCGGTATTGATTCGTCTGCAGTCATGGCAGGCCTTAAGAAAGCCTTCGTCAACGCCACCAAGGACGGCAAGACGATGGAAGAGGCTATCGCAGAACTCCAGCAGGAGATGGCTTCTGCAGAAACTGATACAGAAGCAATGCAGAAGGCTATAGAGCTCTTCGGTAACAAGGCCGGTCCTGCGATCGCTGCAGCATGTGCAGAAGGCAGGCTGTCATTTGACGAGCTCGGAACCTCTATGGAGGACTTCGCGGGCACTCTGGATTCAACATTTGAAGAGACCATCTCACCTATAGATAATCTCAAGCAGGCTCTAAACAACCTCAAGCTCGTAGGTTATGACCTCGTTGAGACGATGGGACCGTCCATTACTAAAGTGGTCGAGACCGTCTCTGACAAGATAGAGAAGTTCAGGAAAGGCTGGGAAGGCCTCAGCCCGGAAATGCAGAATACTATTCTTAAGATCGCAGGCGTCGCAGCTGCTATCGGTCCTATGCTCTTAGGTCTCGGCAAAGTCACGAGCGGAGTAGGCGGATTGATATCCAAGGCGGGCGGACTTGCAGGCATACTCGGAGAGAAAGGTCTCGGAGGTATCTTCGGAGGTCTGACAGGCAAGATAGGCATAATAATTGCCGTGATCGCTGCATTGGCTGCAGCGTTTGCACACTTGTGGAACACGAATGAGGACTTCCGGAACTCGATAACCGAGACCATCGCAACGCTGAAAGAGAACCTTGAACCCATCATCAAGCAGATCGGCGAGACCGTCTCCGGTTGGATCCCTCAGATAATGAATCTGGTCCAGGAGCTCATGAACGCCCTGGCACCTATTTTTTCTGAGCTGGTGAGCCTGCTCGGACAGATCCTGCCTCCGATCCTGCAGTTCATTTCCGATGCCCTGATAGCCCTCACGCCTATAATAAATGACGTTTTCGGCATAATTATCCAGCTTCTGCCTATAATCTCGCAGTTGATCCAGGCATTCTTCCCCATTTTTGAGACCTTGTTCTCACTCTTGGGCGAGCTGTTGCCCGTCGTTTCAACCTTGATCTCAAGCATCCTGGAAGCCATTGAGCCGCTTCTTCCTCTGATAGGAAGTCTCCTGTCAGGCATCCTGACAGCCGTGACCGAGGTTGTAAAATTCCTTGAACCTTTCATCTCTGCCTTCCTTGAGATCATCATAGGCGGCGTGACCGGTCTTATTGAATTTTTGACCCCTGCCATAAAGGTTTTCCTTGAGGTCATTGTCGGCGGCATAGTCGGATTCATAAATCTGGTCATTACAGCCTTCACCACGTTTGGAGACAACTGCAAGACCATCTGGAACGCCATCAAGGACGCTATCAGCACCGTCGTAAACAACGTGAAGGAAAAGGTCACAACGACCTTCAACAACGTCAAAACGGCCGTCACGACCGTCTTTGAAGCAGTCAAGACAACCGTCACTAAGATCTGGAACGGCATCAAGGATGCCATCGTCAAGCCGGTTGAGGCAGCCAAGGATAAGGTCAAGAGCATCATTGAAGCCATCAAAGGCTTCTTCAGCGGCGCCAAGTTTGAGTGGCCGAAGATGAAGCTTCCGCACTTTGCCATCTCTCCTTCAGGCTGGAAGGTTTCAGACCTCCTGCAGGGATCCATTCCGAAGCTCTCTGTTGAGTGGTATGCGAAGGCCATGAACGCTGCGCGCATCCTCCGAGGTCCTACGATCTTCGGCGAGCAGAACGGACAGCTCCTGGCAGGCGGCGAAGCTGGTCCCGAGGTTATTACTGGTGAACAGCACCTCTACAACATGATCCGCGAGGCTTCACGTGGCGAGACAGTCATCAACAACACATTCAATATTTACGCACAGCCCGGAATGAACATTCAGGAGCTGGCAAAGCAACTCGAGGAATACATCACAGAAAGCCTTAAAAGTAAGGAGCTTGGATTAGCATGATTAAGAAAGATTTATTCACATTCAATGGCGAGACATCTTCAGATCATGGTCTGATGCTCGAACAGGCAGATATCTTTCCGGCACCCGTTAGAAAGAGAACAGTCCTCACCATTCCCGGAAGAAGCGAAAAGGTCATCCAGGACGGCGGATGCTGGGAGAACGTCTCACTGAAGTACACAGTCTCGTTGAGGCGCGATCTCCCGGAACGCTGGATGGATGTTCTGACATGGCTCTCAATGCCTGAAGGTTACGTCAGACTTGAGAACTCCATTCAGCCTGAACACTTCAGGCTCGCATATTACGAGGGCGGAATTGACGTTAAGCAGCTCCGCACCTTCAAAGCAGCCAGAACGAACATCACGTTCAAGGCTCGTGCAGAGCTCTTCCTGAAGGACGGTGAGATCCCTACCACTATCACAAGAGGTTCAGCTTCAAGCGTGACATCTTCCCTCCTGAACCCGACCGCGTATGAAGCAATGCCTCTCATTAAGGTTATGGGTACCGGTTCCGGTACCCTGACCATTCAGGGGCAGACAATGAACATCACTGACCTCGTCGACTATGTCTACATAGACAGTGAGCAGCAGGATGTTTACCGCCTGCCTTCAGAAAACAGAAACTCTCTGGCAAGCGGAGTGTTCCCCAAGCTCCTGCCCGGTGATAACAGCATCACGATATCAGGCTTCACGAGCGTGGAGATCATTCCGAGATTCTATACACTTTAAGAGGAAAATAACATGGCATATCCCATCCTTTACGCGTCAATAGTACCCGGCACGGTCCCTTCAGACTATGGTCTGGGCGTATTGGCTCCGATCAGCTGCACAGTTGAGGAAACGCGCAACGGTATATATGAACTCGAGATGGTATATCCGGCAAACGGAATCCACGCCTCCGAGATAGCAACAAGACGTCTGCTGAAGGTCAAACCGAATTTCACTGACGATCCTCAGCTGTTCAGGATCTATAAGGTGGGAAAGACACTTGCAGGACAGTTCACCGTAAAAGCACGTCATATCTCTTACGGATTGAATGACCTGTCTATCACTTCCGGTACTGCAGCAAACATCATACTGGCTATGCAGCTCCTGCAGGCATCCGCTCCCGGATATACATTCACTACTGATAAGAGCAACGCAGGAAACTTCAAGATCACTGAACCGTCTTCAGTCAGGTCATGGCTTGCCGGGAAAGAAGGTTCCATTCTTGATGTTTACGGTACCGGAGAATATCACTTTGACAACTTCAACATAGAGCTGAAGCTGCACAGAGGCGTTACCACACCGAGAACGACTATCAGGTATGGAAAGAACCTCATGCAGCTGTCACAGGAACTCTCTTCAGAGAACCTCGCAACATCTGTCCAGGCATACTATAAAGGGAACGACGACACTGTTGTTCTGGGTACCGAGATCTCTACAGGTCTTACGCTTGATGCTCCTGTTAAGAAGCTCCTCGATTGCTCAAGTGAGTTCCAGGAAGCTCCATCAGTTGCAGACCTTGATTCTATCACCACGACGTATATCAGCAACAACGAGCTGACGGTACCTACAAATAACATCACGCTGGACTTCGCACAGATCGGACAGCTGAAAGACCGCGTGGATCTCTGTGACATGGTAAATATCTACTATGAAGCATACGGCATCACAGTGAGCGCCAAGTGTATCAGAACCAAGTGGGACTGCATCGAGGAGCGCTACATTGAGACAGAGTTCGGAGATGCAAAGTCCGGACTGTCTGACGTTCTCTCAAACGGACAGGCTGAGATCAAGAAAGAGATCACACAGAGCTACAAGGAAGCAAAGGCCTACACTGATGCTGTCAAGGAAACTCTGGACGAAGATATTGAAGATCTGCAGAACCAGATCGACGGAAATATCACGACCTGGTATTACGACTACGCTCCTGCACTCGACAACGAGCCTGCGAGCGAATGGACTACAGACGAAGAGAAAGAAAAACACGCAGGCGACCTGTTCTTTGATAACACGACACAGTTCTGTTACAGATGGACATACGAGGATGATGCGTGGACTTGGACTCTTATCCAGGACACGGGCATCGCTGAAGCTCTTGCAGCTGCACAGGCAGCGCAGGACACAGCTGACCACAAACGACGTGTCTTTATATCAACACCTATTCCGCCGTATGACGTCGGTGATCTCTGGACGGATCAGGATAACCTTTATTACTGCCACACAGCCAAGGCTGAAGGTGAAAACTTTGAGAACTCTGACTGGGGACTGGCGGTTAATAAAGTCACTGCATCTGTTATGGAAGCAGCCATCAGGAACGCCACCGAGCTCATAACGGGCAATCTCGGAGGATATGTCATCCTTCACGACTCAAACGGCGACGGACAACCGGATGAACTGCTCATCATGGACACTGATGATATACAGACTGCGACGCGTGTCTGGAGATGGAACCAGAACGGCCTCGGGTACTCGAATCAGGGATATGATCCCGCGAGCTTCGAGATCGCGATCACCTCACAGGGCGAGATCGTGGCAGATTTCATCACGACAGGAACACTCTCGGCAGACCTTATCAAGGGCGGCATCCTGCAGCTTGGCTCTAACCTGAACCAGAACGGAACGCTTCAGGTCTATGACGAAGCGAACTCACTGATCGCGCAGCTGGATAACAACGGCCTGCGGATGTTCGGCGTGGACGGTTTCTACATCGTAGTAAATACGACAGACGGCTTTGCCGGATATGATGCACAGAATAACAGACTGTTCTGGGTAAATGAAGACGAGTTCCATCAGAAAAAGTCCGTAATAGAAGAAGAGATAACACTTTGTAACAAGCTGAGATTCGTACCTATTGAGGTCTACGATTCCAACAACAACCTTGTCAATGACGGCATCGGCTTGGTAAGCGTGGTATAAGGAGGAAAACAAAAATGGCAACAAGCCCGTATTTCTCTACATCTAACCAGTATATCAAGTACGATATCCATGTAGACGAGATCTCTACGGACATAACGAATAATACGTCGTATATCCATGTCTGGGTAATAGCCTGGAGAACGAATACCGGTTATACGACATACGGATCCGGTACCTGTTACTGCACAGTAAACGGTACAAGCTACTCGCAGAGCATTGGTCCGTCACAGAAGATAGAATATGAGAGTGATACAGTCCTTTTTGACAAATATCTCACGATTTCTCATGATTCTGACGGTAAAAAGAGCATTTATGTAGATGCGAAGATCTCTCACGACAGATTCAGTTCATCCTACAATGGATTTACTGTAACGCTGACGAACATTCCGAGAAAAGCAACCATCACGAATGCTCCAGACTTCAACGACACGTCA